AGTGAGACTGGGCGACGAACTTTAGAAACTCTGTTCAGTTTGTAAAGTTTGTTTTGAGGGTTTATGAACTTGGAAAGAGGGTTTATGAACTTGGAACGACGGGCCACTCAACACCAGTGAGGTTTCCGTCCGCGTCTAGGATGGGTCGAGCTATCATGGGAAAGTTCCTGAGGGCTTGGCGGTACTCTTTCCAATCTTGAATATCTTTTACCAAATTATGTGGATAATCTGAGGTCATGTACTTATCACTCTTATCGAGGAGAACGTTGCGTTCCTCCCGAAACTTTTTGATCGCATCAGTATTCTGGAGTTTGTAAAGTGTATCTTCATACGTCTTATCAACGGGTTTTACTATATTTTCAAAAACGACACTATCCCATGTGGTTCCATCGGAGGTATAGGGTTCACCCGGAAACATTTTTTCTAATACTTGGGAGAGCATATATACTTTACCCCGATATTAATTTAAGGTTATGATAACTTTACCTTGTATTGGGACCGTAGAATCGTACCCAAATGTAACGTTTGTACCATTATTCCTCGAGGAACCACCATGACCACCTTCAGTAGTGTAGTTGTTGCTTGCCCTACCACCCACGTACCCACCACCACCACCAGCGTTGTGTGCCCCACTACCACCACCACCACCAAATCCACCTGTGCCGTTATATGAGCTACTATTGTACCCGTAATTTCCTCCTGCCGCGCCATTGTATGGGTTCTTACCACCTGACGGACCAGGAGTACCTGCACCATCACCATTTATACCGTATGAAGCCCCGCCACCGGAGCCAAAATCTCCACTGGATGCCGCCGTCCATGAATTCTGAAGAGAAGCTTGAGACCGACCAGCATCGGCGTGGGCGAAACTAAAGCCTCCCCCATTAGCAGCGGTCCCACCCCCACCACCACCCGCGACAAGGTATAAACTACTCGCCGTGGCTTCCGAGCTTCCGAAATCCTCCTTGAGAACCCATGAAGCCCCCCCACCACCCCCAGCGTTGTTTGTGGAGATTGGAAGGGGAGACGACTGACCGACAATAATGGTTAGTTTTTGCCCTCTCGTTAAAGAAAAGGTACCTTGGGTCCAGGCGGGTCTACCAGCTGAGGAATTGCCACCCAGAGTCCCGGACGCCCCATATGCCTTGATTGTATACGACCCCGTCTTAGGTATAGTCCAAAGTTGGAACCCCTGTTTCCCAGATATTTCATTAAAAAATGCGGTATCTTGTTCCCATACCTCCGAAGCATATGCAGTTTTCATTTGGGCGAACGTAGGACCATATCGTCCCGTAGCAGCAGCATTCGTGAACGTATGTGAGGTAAATGAGTAGAGTGAGTCGATCCCCACGATATTGATTGCTCTATCTGTGAACAGTCCACTGCTATTATCAGTCAATCGGAATGTTACACTCGTTGTACCCGTAGCCGCAATTTGACCTGTTATCTCACCTGAACTCCCATCAAGGACGAGGGTACCTCCTCCCACCTTAGCTGGTAAGGCGTTACTACCGGGTGCTACAGAGAACTTCCTATTGGAACCACCACCACCATCTGTACCTGCGAGTGTTTGAGTTTCGGACACAGCAGGATCGAAAATCAGGGTCGCACCAGTCGCGGTAGTCCACCCAGTCGCAAACCCAATCGCAGCAGTACTGGTCCCGTTCAAACCCGATGTACTGTTAATCTTAACTTTATAGGGTTGTTGGGCGAGAGCCCAAGATCCCGATCCACCAAAAAATTGTATATTGTTGATTCCGAGATAATTGTGCCCCGTCGTGCTTCTCTTTGTCTTTATTACCACTCTGAAATATTTGAATGCTTCGGTCGACCCCGTGGATAGTGTTGTGACATTTGTGGACAGGCCACTCAACGCATCTGATGTCAGCCCCTCCCCAGCATGAAGCGATGTCCAATTCGTAGTGTCGTTGCTCCCTAATATAACAAATAGCCCATGTACAAAGCTCAAAGTCCGACTGCCTATTACAGCACGAGTTAGTATAACTGGGTTGGGTATTTGTAACTGCCACCAATGACCGCGATGTGTTGTTCCGCTTATATCTTGAGTTGCCGGAGCTCTTTGGCCCGGTGCATAGGGTGCATTGGTATCGTAGCCCCCGAGTATGTCTTGGGTATTATCTGACCAGTAGTTACCACCGAGGTCCGTGTTTCGAACCGCACGCCACGCGTATTGGGACGCCGCCGAGGCAGTCGCTGTGTACCCCGGTATAGAAGTAGCATTTGTCATCGCACTAGGTGGAAACTCAACCGCCTCATTCCCCATTTTAAAGGTTACTTGTGTCCCGGCGGCGTTCGGTGCGGTCGCATCGACAACACTATACAAACTTCCATCGGCACCTTCCAATTGTACCGTCGATCCACTGACAATACCCGTACCCGTCGCCGTGAATACTTGGGTTGATGTGTCAAACACGAAGCCTGAGGTGGTGGTTTGCACAGTGTCGTAGATATAAGCAGAACCGGCGTCAGTAATAGTATCCGGATCTTCACTTTGTGCCCCCACGATAACCTTCTCCCCGTCACCACTCATGGCGACGCTCCACCCGAAACGGTCATCCGCCGCCTTGTCTGATGCTACAATCTTTGTTTCCATACCCCAAGACGAACCACTGTAGGTATAGATATAGGCAGCACCGGCGTCGGTAGTACCATCCGGATCTTCATATTGCGACCCCACGATAACCTTCGTCCCATCCGAGTTCATGGCGACGCTGTAGCCGAAATAGTCATTCACCGCCTTGTCTGATGCTTCAATCTTCTGTTGTTGAGACCACGATGAACCATTGTAGGTATAGATATAGACCGAACCGGCGCTACTAATATTATCTGGATCTTCTAAGTACGCCGAAACGATAACCTTCGTCCCGTCACCACTCATGGCGACGCTATCACCGAATCGGTCACTATCCTGCTTATCTGATGCTTCAATCTTCTGTTGTTGAGACCACGATGAACCATTGTAGGTATAGATATAAGCAGAACCGGCGTTAGTAACACCCGGATCTTCATATGGCGACCCCACGATAACCTTCGTCCCATCCGAGTTCATGGCGACGCTCTCCCCGAATTGGTCATTCGCCGCCTTATCTGATGCTTCAATCTTAACTTCTGAACCCCAAGACCCACCACTGTAGGTATAGATATATACAGAACCGTAGGCGAGGTTTTCATTGGACGCCCCCACGATAACCTTCGTCCCGTCACCACTCATGGCGACACTGTTAGCGAATTGGTCACTGTTCGTCAGGTCTGATGACACAATCTTTGTACCCGTATCCCAAGACGAACCATCATAGGTAAATATATAAGCAGCACCCGCATAAGGTCCATCACCGTTCGCACCTACAATAACCTTCGTCCCGTCAGAGTTCATGGAGACGCTACCACCGAAAAACGCGCTCGCCGCCTTGTCGGATGCCACGATCTTTGTACCCGTATCCCAAGACGAACCACTGTAGGTATATATATAAGCAGAACCGGCGTCGGTAGTACCATCCGGATCTTCCACGTACGCCCCCACGATAACCTTCGTCCCGTCTGAGTTCATGGCGCAACTCCTGCCGAAATTGTCACCCGCCGCCTTATCCGATGCTACAATCTTTGTACCCGTACCCCAAGACCCAACCACTGTCCCACCACTAGGAAGTGTGGTTAACGGTGAAATACCCGTGACCGTGGGTGGTTGGGCGATAGGGGCCCACCCTGACCCCGTATATGCTTCCATGAACCCGATTGTGGAGTTGTACCTGATCGTACCTGGAGGTGCATACGTCGGTCTCTGGGCGGTCGTGCCACCTGTGACCACGAGGTCTCTAGACATGATACGACCAGAAACCTCGAATTCTGCCGTGGGAGAGATACTTATCGTAGCCCCCATACCAGCGTGGGCTGTACAGAAATAGTAAAGTGTTGTGGGGGAATCTGCGGAGACCACAAATGTTCTCGTGGCTGTACCTCCACCTCCGTACGCCCCTAAATTCGTTATACCCGTAGTATATTCACCACCAGTGGCGGTTGTTGAAAATATAAGTGGGTGACCCGAAAGAGTCGTACTAGATACGTCAAATATATACGTATGGTTTTGCTCTAATTGCAGAGAAGATTGCTGTACACCGTCTATGTAGTATTTATTAGCACCACTGGCATCCGATACAGTAACCACGAATGTCTTTGTGGTCGCCTCGCCGCCACGACCTGCTCCACCGACTGAAAATGTTGTCGCTGTCATCTTCCCCCCCTCGATCGAGAAGGATTCCGCGAAAAGGTCCCACTCGGCGAGGGCGACGTCCGTATTCGACCCATTCGTTTTCGTCGCGACCATCGCATACTTTTTGAAGGACTCAGTGGCATTCA